ATATAGGTAACACCCACCCCCCTCTTGGGGGTCCTGGTACCCCGTGGTCCTATGCATTGAACTGCCATCCATTGGTTCCTGATCCATTGGACTCGGATGCATAGAAGTCCTATTTCCCTCCTCCGAACGCTCCGAGTAGGGCTCCGGATACCGATAACTCCTTCCCTCCTTTACCGGTGTGTTCCAATTGAGCTCGGGCTACGTAGCCACGGGTTCTTTCCAGTAACCATGCGGAGCCTTGCCAACCTGGGCCGCAGTTAGACACCACACGAGTCAGTTCTAGTTCCCCGATGGAACGGACCCTTTCTAGTTCGGCGGCAAAGTCGGGATTCCTTGTGAGGAACTGCGACCACGTACCCGATGAGTTAGTCGGGAACCCTGCGAGAACTGCGACCCGTTCCATCGGCATCCCGAGTCGGGCTGCTTCAAGTGCCATTTTTTTGTTCTCTTCGGAAACGGATTTTAGAGGCCTTCCCGTTTTCCTTTTCTCCACAACCTGAACCGCTCTTTCCGTCGGTTCTCCTTCCTTGTTCCCCTTCTTGGCCATGCCCCCTTCCTAGCCTGTTGGAAGCAACTCGCCACAAAAAACCAGCAACTCGCCCCTTTTTTGTGGGCGAAAGTTGACCAGTGTCTTAAATAGTCGGCTCCAATGAAAAACGCAGCAACGACCGCAACGACAGCAACCACCACCGAGAAGCCCTTCGCTTCCTTCACCAATGTAGGATGGGTCCGACCCGGAACATTCGTTCCGATTGCAACCATCAGCCCGACGCCCGACTGGGTTCCGGGAGTGACGGACTCCCATCACGGAAATCATGAAATCCTTTCGGGCACCGAGAAAGATTGCTGGTGTATGGTTTTCGTTCGCTTTGGTGCGGGCGACGGCCTGCCTCCCGGCGATTGGCTGATTTACTACCGGTATGATGATGATGATGGAACTCATGATCACCAACTCTGCGTTGCAGCCCGCATCACCCCGCAGTGACCGGATCCGGTGACTTCCGCTGGGAGTCATCTGGTCTGGTCATTGTGGCCAGTGTTTCAAATCATGAAATCCAAACTCCTCCGCGCTCTAGGATTCCTAGCGCTTCACCTCCTCCTCCTCCCGGTCATCTGGCTTCTTGCTGACGCTTTGATCGGAGGTGCCCAATGAACGGATTCATCCTTCATGAAGATCGCGATCGCGTGATCATCGCGACGGGCTTCGAGACCCCAAGCGACAACCGGAAGACGGGCGACATGATCCAAGTGTGGATCCTAGTGAAATCTGTTTCCCCCACCGAAGCGATCAAATCGGGCTTGGACCGTTTGATTTGTGGCAATTGCGTCCATCGCGGGCACGAAGAAAACGGTCGCTTCGGTGTGGAAAGGACATGCTACGTAAATCCCGGCCAAGCTCCCCAAGGGATTTGGAAAGCGTGGAAAGCGGGCCGATACTCTCCCTTGCGTAGTCTCGAGTGTTTCGCAGGCCGGAAAGTCCGTTTCGGAGCCTACGGGGACCCCACACATTTGCCCCTTCCCCTTGCGCTCGCGATCGCCGGCGTTTCTTCCGGATGGACAGGCTATACTCACCAATGGAGAAAACCCTCTTTGCAGGCTTGGCGTTCCCTTCTAATGGCTTCCGTTGATTCCATCGCTGAACTTGTGATCGCCCGTTCCCTTGGCTGGAGTACTTTCCGCGTCGGCTCCGAAGCTTCGGTAGGCGAGTCGCTTTGCGCCTCCGAGCGTGTCGGTGCCGCTTGCGCCGACTGCCTCCTTTGCGCCGGGGCTCGGGGTGGTCTCGAGTCTGTCCACATTCCGCCCCACGGGACCGGTGCCCGCCATTTCGTGGACATGCCTGCTTTGATCGCTTGAATTTCCCGGTGAGCCCATGCGCAAGCGTGGGTTCCACGGGCAATTGATGCCCTTCAAACTATGCAATCCATTCAAACTAAATACCTACCCGCAACAACCCATCGAGGGTCCCGAATCAAAGCAATCTGCGAAAGGGGAACCCTGACTCTGCCCTATCGTTACGACATGGACGGGTACGACTGCCATCGAGAAGCAGCCCGCCAGTTGTTCGACAAGTTGTTTTCCAAAGACTTCGGCGGGCCGGTTGTTTTCGCGACCGGTTGTCTCCCGGATGGAACCTATGCCCATGTTCTCCTTTGAACCCATGAAATTCCTTTCCCCCCCTATCAATTCGCTCGAAGCGGTTTTCCCCGGAAAGGGAAAGCGGGCGAAGGAGATTCTCCGGATGAGCCGGCGTGAGCTCGAGCAATTGCCCGCGGGCGCTGCACGGGTTCGGGAATGCTGCAACCCGCCGTCAACCCGGGACCTCCGGATGGAATGCCTGAACGAATTGCTCGAGACCCATGGGGTTGAGGCTTTCGAGACCGAAAAGGGTTGGTGCTATTACCTGAACGTCGGCGACCCATACGTCACGACGGTCTTGAAGTTCAACGGGCACTATCGTCTCTGCTGTTGGGGAGACATTGCCGAAAGGTACGCAGTATGAGCGATCTTTTTCGCGCCCTTGGCTATCTTCTCCTTGGCGCTTTCTTCGTTGCCCTGATGGTCCTCTCCGCCCTTGCGGGCAACGGCTGAGAAGTCGGCCACTCTCCCTTTCGCCCCCGTATGGTTCGCCCTGCGGGGCTTTTCTTTGCCCTGATCCTGTCTCCACTCGCCCCGCTATTCCGGAGCCCGCAGCGCCCCGATTGCGCCCCGTCTCGCCCCCTTCCTTCCTTCCTTGCCAGTCAACCCGACCCCCGGAGCCAGGTTTCGCCCCCCTAGGACACGCCATGTCCTACCAGGTTAGACACGCCATGTCCTACCCCTCCACCCTCGCGCCAGGATCTCCCGCACCCCCATACCCCATACAGAATTCGGAATTCGGAAACCCGAAATCCGGAACCCGCTGGCCCCGAGCATAGAGCATGGAGCGGTACAGAATATTCTTTCCATCTCCCGCGCTTTTCCTGTTGACGACTGAGCATGGAGCGGTATGGTGTGTCCCGACATGAAACTCAACGAGATCAAAGAGGCCGTGCTGGCCGGCAAGACTGTGCATTGGAAGAACGGGGCGTATCGGGTGGTATGCGATTCAATCGGTCAATGGTTGATCGTTTGCCCATCGACTAAAGGATGCTGGGGCCTTACATGGGCCAACGGCGTGACGATGAACGGAGACGAATCTGACTTCTTCGTGTCCCCCGAAAGCGTTTAACCCTATGGACACATGGATACTACCAAAGCAATTACACACATTGGCCTGTGCGCTGGATACGGAGGCATTGAGCTTGGACTTAAACGAGCAATCCCAGATCTGCGCACAGTCGCTCTTTGTGAGATCGAAGCCTTCGCCATCAGCAATCTGGTTGCGAAAATGGAGGCGGGATTCATGGACCCAGCACCTATCTGGCCGAATCTTAAAACCTTCCCTTGGGAAGCATTTCGTGACCGAGTGGACATCCTCACTGGGGGATATCCATGCCAGCCCTTCAGCGCAGCCGGTCAGCGCAAAGGAAAGCAAGACCCGCGGCACCTGTGGCCGTGGATTGCAGATGGCATTCGACTTCTCAGACCCCGGATCTGCTTCTTTGAGAACGTCGAAGGACATATCAGCCTGGGGCTGTCCGACGTCATCGAAGACTTGGCAGGAATGGGTTACAGAACAACGTGGGGCATATTCAGCGCGTCTGAAGTCGGCGCACCGCACCAGCGAAAACGGGTGTTCGTCCTGGCCGTCGCCAGTGGCTTCAGAGGTGCGTCAGGGCTTTCGGGACCGCTCCAGAGGCATGAAGGGCAGTCAGGAGAGCCTGACGACGGTAGTGGTGAAGTCATGGCCAACGCCAGCAGCCAGGGACCACAAGGACACTGGAGAGAACGTGGATATGGAGAAGGTGGCAGCGAAATCCAAACTGGCTGGAGTCGTTGCAGTGCATGGCCCAGCCGTCCCGGCGAGCGGCAGTGCGGATGGGAGCCGCCGAGAGTTGTCAGTGGATTGGAGGACGCCACAAGCCAACGAAGCCGGTGCGAAGGTGGAGACGCTCTACACCAAGGATGGACAGCCAGCGAAGCCGGGACAGAGAGCGTACCGCAAGACACCGGATGGCAGGATGGTACTGCAATCGCAGACGATCAACCAACAGGTGGAGATGGTGCAGAACTGGCCGACACCGGAAGCATCGCAAGGGGGACGTCAGGGCGGCAGCTTCAGTCAGAACAGTTGGAAGAAGGAGGACGGCACTCCGAAGCAACCGAGTCTGGCTCAGGCAACAATCATGGACCAGCAGGTGAAGAACTGGGCGACACCGAGGGCCGAGATGGACTCGGGAGCGCACAATGGGATTCCGGACACGCTGCACAGCCAGATGAAGGTGCAGGCAGTGGGCAAACTCAACCCGCGCTGGGTGGAGACCCTGATGGGCCTCCCAGTGGGCTGGACTATGCCGAGCTGTGCGTCACCTGTGACAATAGAACGGATGAGTTAAGGTTATTGGGAAATGGAGTAGTACCGCATACCGCTGAACTTGCATTCCGTGTACTCATACAGGAGTTGGCCAATGAGTGATGTGTCTCTCACTACAACCTCATTCCAGATCGACTATCGGATGCTCACGCTTCTCCAGAAGCGGGCCAATGAACTGGGGTTCAGGTCATGGGGAGCGTACCTCCGCCACATGATCGACTTCCATGTGCTGACTTTTGAGCCAGATCTCCTCCCCCGCCAGAGCCCCGCGAACCCCACTTACCCTCCGTCGAGTCCATCCTACCCCTCCGATGCACTGGCGACCCCTTTCTGATCGATTGCGAGGCATCCATATCCATCCATCGGACCCGATACTTCGCAATCAGTGGAGGGTTATTGAAAAACCGCCGCTGAGCGCGGGGGGCCGGCACGAGCCCCCACGCAGCGTCTCAGCGTTGCGGTTTTTAACTCCCTAGAAGAGGGAGTGACAAGACTCCCTCTAGGGAGGTAGCAGTGGGTATGGGAACTTCTTGGGGTGTGCAGCAAAATGAACATTCCTTTGCATTGACATGTTGCCGTGCATGACGCATTCTGGTCTTGCTATGAGTTACCTAGACAATGGTTCAACGCTTCGGTCGATGTTCCGACTGATGCCCCCGCAACGCCACGATGCTGATCCGGATCGATCCGAGGTTCTGGCCTACATTCGTGAGAATCTTAGATGTGAGCTTGGCCGTGCAATACGCGCATTCAACTCTATGAGGAACAAGAAGTCCCAGGTGATTGTATATGACATGGTTCATAGGCAGTGGCGTGGGTGTGACTGGGTGCCTCCGGAGGATGAGGACAAGGTTTCGCTGCTCTTGAGAACCATCAATGAGCTGAAGCGTGACGTTGCGTATCTGAAGACTTCGGTGAAGAAGCACGAGAGGTTGTTTGGCCAACTGGAGCGTAAGCGATCGCGCAAGCGCGAGGAGGAGGAGCCCGACTCCGATGTTGAGGCTCAGGAACAGAAAAGCTCCCCGGATGTGAATCCTGAGGAGCTCGAGCGTAAGAAGAGGGAAGAGGAAGATGCGGCTTACGATAAGTCTTCCAAGGAGTTTTGGGGTGCTATCCTCGCCGAAATGAACGACGAGCCGGTGGCTTCGGCTGCTTCAACTCGGCCCCGGTCATCACCATGGGATTCCACTGCTCCCACACAATCCCACTTGGAGAATGCTGAAGATGTAGTGAGTTAGCATCCAGCCTTGATCCGCGCTTGCAGAAGGCCAGTTGGAACCGTCGAGGCTTCGACTGGCCTACTTCTACCAAGACCGCGATCTCCCGCGCCCAGTTAGCGAGTTCGCTGGATCCGAACCCGGAGTGGGCGAGTTCCATGGTGGTCATGGGTTCGCCGTCCTTCCGCTGGGCTTTGGAGATGTGGTGCATCCAGATCCAAGCGACCTTGGTCTGGTGGAGGATGGGCTGGAGCTTGTTCCGAAGGAACGTGCTGACCTCGCCCTGGTCGCTGAGGTCTCCCCCGAAGTAGGAGAAGAGCGGGTCACCGATGATGACATCGAGCTTCGATCGGGTGATGAATCTCTTCGCGTAGGCCAGGAATGCGTCACCGGTGCGGACGGCCTCGGTGCGGAAGTGCAGGTTCTCTTGGAGGATGCGGATGTCGGGCGTGTGCATGTTCAGCCCCTTGATGACGCCCTTGAATGCTTCGGCGAGGTCGCCCTTGTCGTTCTCGGCTTGGACGATACCGATGCGGAGTGGTCGTACAGGTGCAACACCGAAGAAGTCCCTGCCCATGGCCCACTGGATGACGATCTGCATCATCAGGGATGACTTCCCGATGCCGGTGCCACCGGAGATGATCATGGAGGAGCCGCGTGTGAGCCACCGTTTGCCGATGAGGTTATCCGGATCGTTGTCCGGGTCGAAGTTGATGAGGTCTTTGACCGTGACGACGGTGGCCTTGTCATCATCGGTCTCCCGATCGGTGAGCCAATCTTCCCATGATCGAGCGCCGAGGTTGATGTCCAACAGCTTCTGCTTCTCTTCCCCCCGCCAGGAGCCGGGGAGCCGGGAGAAGCGCGATGGGTTCTTGTTCTTGGGATCGACATCGGGGATTGCCGAGTAGATGAGGTCCCTGCGGGCGTCCCATTCCTTGCGGTTGGGGGCATCGACACGGACCCATGCATGGATGGACTTGCCACCGGAGTCGATGAGGACGCTGATGGGAAGGCCCGAGGAGCGGAGGAGCTGTTCCTGCTCGGCCTTGGGTTTGGAATCGAACTCCACCAGGACATGGCGGTACGCGCTGACATCGTTGTCGGAGCCGCTGTAGAGGTTGGGCTTGAACGGGTTGATGCGTACGAAGACGCCATCGGTTCGGTCGCTGCGGAACAGGATGGACTCGGGATCATCGAAGCGAGCGATCCAGTCCTCGAGGGGAAGGAAGGAGCCGGCACTGATTGGCCTACCATCCTCGACCTGCTCGCAGATGCAGACCACCTCGGTGGCCGCGAAGGCGGATGTGAGGAAACGCTTAAACTCCGAGGCGTCGTGCGAGGCCGGTATGGGGGCTGCGGGCGGGTTTGATGGCGCGGACGGCTCCACGGACCCCTCTGGTACCCGCGGAGGCTCCACAGGCTTTGGCCTACTGAACCGCACCCGTGTCAGGTCCAATGGCTCAGCGGGGCTGCTTGTTGAGGAATTGGCGAGGTGCCCGCGGGGCTTGGAGTGGGACTTCTCATTGGCCTGTCGGATCTTGTGGAGGAGTTCGCGGTCCTGCCAGGGTGGTTGGCATGAGCGGTTCCAATCGGACAGGAGTGTGAATGCGTCTGTGTCTGATAGGCCGAAGCCGTGGACGAGGCCAACGGCGGCGGTGTAGGTTTGTGAGTGCCCTCCGGATCCGGAGATGGCTGGCGGTACCTTGGCGAGCCAAAGCGCCGCTCGTTCGAGGAGCGTTGTCATGTCGTTGATTTGTTGCTGGACTACGGACTGGTATCGAACGTGGACGAATCGTCTTGTTCGAGTGGCGGGCTATCCTTGGTGATCCATGTGTGGTAGGCTCGAGTCTTCTTTGGGTAGGAGATCCACCCTTTCTTGATGCCGTATTCGATGAGGCGAGGTGCGTCCTCGATGAGCTTTCGGTTGATGTCGCTCATGGTGGTACGTTCCTCTGCGGTCAATGGGGCTGGCTTCTTGTTGGTTTCAAGGCGGCATTCGTACCATGGCTGCTCGTGTCTTGGGGTCTTCATGTGGGGAGGATGCGAGCCAGGATACAATTGCAGTAGGTACCCTTGGTTTTGGAGTTACATCGAGAATGATGCACAGGATTGGAGATGACGTGTGCAGTGAGGTCGCTCGTGAGCTTGACCATGTCAGTGAGACGACTTGCTGCTTCGAGGCAGAGGGCTTGCGCGACTCCATCTGGTGATTCGATTTGGGAGCTGACGATCTTGAGTGCCGTTACGATGTCGTGTGTTGAGGACTGGTTCATGTTATTTCTGTTTGTGGATTATGATGCCGTTGCCCTTGGCGTCGGTGAGTTCGACTGATCGGACGTCTTCGAGGCGGGCCAAGGTCTTGATCATCTCGATGGGATCATGGGCTTGAGCGACACAGGTGAGATGGATGTCTCCGTCGCCGTGGATCACTTTGAGGTCTTGCTTGGTACGATCCCTTGTAATGCGGATGGTCCGCCCCTCCGAGAGGCGGACCACCTTGATTGATTCAACGAGTGGGTATTGGTGACGGTTGCTCATGTTTGAAGGCCGCAGTGAGGACACTTCTTACCGCTGAATGATTCAAGCGGTTTGACTTCGAGCCATTGGCAGAGGTCGGTGTAGGACTTGCGACCGAAGTTGTCCCACTTGAAAGGAGCGATCTCCCTAGATAGAACCGCGTTGCGAGCGGCCTCCTTGGATTTCAATTCGAGGAAGTCCATCAGCTTGGCGTTACGAACGCTGAGCCCGTAGGTCCACTTGGCCCGCTCGATATCGCGCTGCTGACCGGCTTTGATGATCTGATAGACCCGCTGCTTGGACATCTTGAAGTGTTCACCGATGAGACGATAGGTGAGCCCTTCTGATCGCAGCTTGTTAACTTGATCGATTGAATCGCTGAGTTTCATGTATATTCGCTTCTTGTCCTTCTTCTTCTTACTAACTGCCACTAACTCAAAGGTGTTTGTATTGCTCGGTACCTCTTCTGTGCTTTGTGGCACTGGACACACAGGCCGTGCTTGATTATGCATCCGCATCCCAAGCAATCGGCCAATTCGTGACATAACTGTTTCCATCGTTGTAGTTCCTCTATTGTTGTTTGTTGTTTTTGCTGTTCTTGATGTTCCATACACATGACAGTGAGATGTTGTACTTTTTGGACAACTCTGGGTAAGTGCGTGACTTGTCCTCTTTCAGGATGGCATCCCGGATCTCGGTTGGAACAGCCGGCCACCGCCGGTTGATCCGAGGGTTCGGATCCTTGAACGGAGTGACGTGGCCCACCATGCGAGACATGGACTCCTTGGTCAACCCCAATTGTTGAAGTATCGTCATTTTCCCCTTCTATTCGCAGGTGTAGATTTTGTCGGTGGTTCGCAGGCCGGTGGGCCATTGAGGTTCGGTGAATGACTTCTCGATGAAGATGACCTTGTCGGTGGGCTGGATGGTGAGTCGTTCGCCATCGGTTCGGATGAACATGAATTCCTTGGCTTGGTTGGGTTGTCGGCTCCAGCTATCGCCGATGGGAGCGGCGGTGAAGAGGTAGTCGCCGGTGATGATTTGATCGGCGCATTTGACCTGGCATTCGAGTCCTCGGAGGAAGGTGTACTCGATGGTGGTGAAGTCGGTGCCGTAGCAGTCCCATCGCTGGGCTTGCTGCGGTGTCCATTCAAGCTCTGGATCGGAGCTGAATGCTAGCGCGTGCGGTGGCACCGCCCGGTAGACGGCCCCGCATTCAAGCATGATGGTGCAGCCCCACATCCGACCTGGGATGGATACTAGGCCAAACCAGACGCAGGGGATGAATGCTGCCCCGGATAATCCGAGGAAGGATGCTTCGACGAAGCAGTACTGATGGTGAGGCAATTGGCCTGCTTGTGAGTAGATCATGGGTAGTCTGGTAGGGCTTTCTTGAGTTCGATCAGGGTGCAGTTGTCTCCGTCGGCCAGATGCCGATTGGCTTCGAGTGTGGATCGGATGGCTGTCTCCAGCCGCTTGATCCGTTCCTTGGCCTCCTCCAGTTCTTTCCAAGTCTTCACTGCGTCGATGGTTCTCATTTCTTCGATGGTCATGGTTTCTTCGTAAGTGACTTGATGTACTTGTTCCTCTGCCGTGGTGTTAGACCGATGATGTAATGTAGCACCTCAACCGCGTTGATTGAGTGGAGCAATTTCCAGTACGGTCTTGCGGCATCGAGTTCCTTCGCTCGCTCAATGTCCACAACCAGCACCTCGCTGGTCATGGTGTGTCGGTAGATGAATGCGGGATTCATTCCTCCTCCTTCACTTTGCCGGTGTCTGGGTCAACGATTCCAAGACTGATGGCGTTGAATAGGATCGTGTTGCCGCAGGTACGACAGGAAACTAGGATCAGTGGAGCAATAGCCGCACCGGGGCAGTGGTTTCCTTCGTTGTATTGCTGAACCTGATGGATGCCAGAGATGTCCCATCGGGTACTTTTGGAGCAGATTGGACATGGCCTGTTGCCAGTCCAGACTTCATTGATCCTCCGAATTATGAGGCGATTCTGTGATTCATTGAGTTTCATCTTCCCTCCAACCATTTTTCGAGGTCATGGAGTTCATCCACTTTGGCTTCGAGTTCTTTGATGCGTTTATTCGCTCCAGCCAGTTGCCTCTCTAGCTGACGGGCGAAGCCAGCCTTCACGAAGTGCTGGAACGCCACCGTGACAACCGGCTGTCGGTCTGTGCGCGGGGTTTTGCTGACGACCTTTTTGTTGGCGTTAACAAGATGGCTCACAACTTCACCTCCTTCTCATTCCACAGCAGCAGATCGGCGCGGAGAGCGTCGTTCTCCTCCTCCAGCCGCTTGATGCGGTCTTGCTGTTCTTCCAGTCGCTGTGCTGCTTCAGCAATCGCTACTGAGACAACGCCGTCATTACCGTCGGATACGATTCGCATCGCTTTGATCAGTGTTTCGGTTGAGCTTCTCACGGCTTGGCCTCCTTGGCTTCTGTCCAAATTCTTACTCTGGCCGCATATTCAAAGGGGCAGATTGCTTCATCCCCCGCCTCCTCCAGTCGCTTGATGCGGTCTTGAAGCCGCAGGTTTTCTTCATCCAGAATTTGCTGCTGCCGGATGATTGAGTTTGCCGCGTTGAGTTCGCGTTCGATCATCCTGATCCGCATCCCCAGATCGGCCACGTTGTGCGGAGTTGAGTCTGATATTGGGGTGTCGCTCATTTACACTCCTTCCATTTGAACTGCGGTTTACCGCTTGCGTCGTTTGTGTAGTAGGCGGCTCCTGCGAGGATGGCTTCTTTTCTCAGTGCCGTGTCACCTCTGGTGAATCCTAAGATAATTCCGATGATGAACATGCTCACAGCAACTGCGCCTGTGAGTTTTGCTAAAGTGTCGTCGCTCATTTCGCCTCCCCCCTCGCTTTGAGCATCGCGTCGGCTGCTTTGAATGAATCCTCAGCAAGGTTTGCAAAGTGTTCGTTTTTTGTGGGAAAGGAATTCTGATTCGCGCAAAACCCCTGCAACGCAGCCGCCGCGAAGTAGTCTCTGACAGTGATACCAGATCTCGAACCGTAATGGGTCATGCAAGGTTGACCGTCTTGATAGAATCCATGCGTTGTCGCGGTTGCAGCAGTTGGAAACGCCGGTCCTCCGTCGTTGATTGGTGCGCTCATTTCCCCTCCTCCATCACCCCGCACGGAAGCCATGTTTTACCGCCGTCAATGCTGTGTTCGTATTTTTCACACCAATCCTTTCTGTTCTCTTCGCTAGATGTGCGGTCGATCAACCAACGTGTTTTGGGGTATTCACGATTCCTCGCCTGCATTCCCAGCGGCACCTCGTCCGCAGTCCACGGTCGGAGGACAGGGGTGGGTTTGATGCGGTACATTTTTGTGTCGTTACCCCAGTTCCAATACGGATCATCTGCTGTTGCAGTAGGTGTACGCATTGATATCAATTCCTTCCCATCCACAAATGCCTGCATTACTTTGATGGCTTCTTTGGTTTGTTCGATGTTCATTCGGTTTCCTCCACCTTCACCATCGGAACAAAGTCCAATCGGTTGCTCTCGTCGATTGCGATTCCCCAATTGTTCCTGCGGCAGGACAGTTCGGTGGCGTTGTACACTTCCGCCACCTTCTCGTCCGGCAGGTAAATGGACAGCAGTCCTTTGAATGTTAGTCGTACCGTCTCTGATTTGTTTTGCTCGCTCATTTCGCCTCCTGTCTCTTTAGATATTCTGCAATTGCTTCATCTGCTATGTATTGCAGTTTGTATCCTCTCTTTGCTGCGTATTCCTTCAATCTCCGATGCGTGTCGTCTGACACGACAAACATCTTAGCGACGGGGCGTTTGGGTTTGGGTTTGTTCATTTTATTCGCTCGTAATCGCTTCGTGAATGACCTTGAAATGCTCGGCAAAAATGCCGTCTCGAATAGCCAGCGCAATCTGGCGATGTTCCTTCTGCGTACCCTTCGCACACCGCTGCTCGAAGTAATGAATCCATGAGCGGATGTTGCCGGTCATGTAGAGCGTTGTTTGTGTGCAGAGCGGGAGAACCATGCGAGCGGTTTCGCGGCTCACACCCTCCTGGAGGAGCTGGCGATAGGTCTTGAACGCAAGATCGACAGACTTGGCCACCGCGTCGTACGCCCAGTCTTGATTGAACGAATCGCCACTTCCCTGGCGATTGACTCGATCCTGAGTGCGAAGTTCGACCGGCTCCGGCGAATCACTCGGCGCATACCGTTGTGAAAATTCTTGGAAGCAGAACGAACGATGGCGAATGATCTGAGCGGAGATGGCGCGGCTGGTCTGAATCTCGACGGTCATACTGGCCTGTTCGAAAATGCTCCAGTGGCCGTTCTTGATGCAGTAGGCCAGTAACTTCGGAGCGGTCAGCAGGCTCATCTGATTGCTCGGATTGCTGACTCGCGCTGCGAACGTGATGAAGTCGGACGCGGTCATTGTGCCGTCGCCGACAAGTGGTTTTGTGATTGCTGCGATTTTGACTTTCATGGATGCAAATTAAATTCTTAGGTTTGAGCGTTAACTAGGAATGCGCTCCCCTCCCCCCGTCTTCCTTAGTTTAGAACGGCTTTTCTTCGTCAGACTCAGGAGCAGTCGGCGCAGGAGCTGCCTTCATGTTCTTGATGCGATACGCCTTCTTCTTCTCTCCATTCGATTCGTACTCTTCAGCACGGACAGTGATGGCCAGCTCAAGGCCGATCATTGAGCGCAGGAAGTTGGCGTAGCTACCCTTCTTACCAAGGAAGTCCACCTCGGTTCCATCCGGCACGTTGTGATTCGTCGCAGCAACCAACTGGTTGACGCGGAACCAGACGTTCTCCTGGTTGATGAAGCGGTCGGCGATGCTCGATCCGTCCTCGGTTGCGAATGTCACCTTGCAGACCTCGCGGCCCTTTGCATCGAGCGTTTCCTCGACCTTCATCACGGTGACGGTGTACTCGCCTTCAGCGTTGATGTAGCTGCCTCCGGCGTCCTTACGATTAACTTTGAACATATTGTTTTAGGGATTTGGATTGTGGTCTAACTCTCGGATTTATTCAGCACCCATTTCGGGCATGAAAGTGTTTGTGTCGCAGTCGGATAGGCTGGCCAACTGTCCAGTGCGCGGCACTCGTGGAGCATTGAGATGGCTTTACGCCTCAGATTCTCACCGGCCTGAAGCCACTCGATGTCCAGCTTGTAGATACCGACGGCGTACGGCGCTTTGCGTTCGACGGCCACGAAGATGAAGTTCTCAGCTCCGGTCATCGCCAGATAGTGCGCGGCTTGAATGTGGTAGCCGAACGTGGTGACGGTTCGCGAGAACGCTTCAGCCGAAGCATCGTCGGTTGTTTTGACATCGACCAGCGTGTCGTTATCGACCCACAAATCGGGACGAGCTTTGAGAGGTAGGCCAGTCTCCTCATCTTGAGCGAAGACACTCGCCTCGATCTTGTGCGGCAGGTTGATGATGTCCCAGAACGGATGGCGGCGGACGCTGTTCGCGACGCCCTGGACATCAATGTCCTCAGCATGAGTCAGATGGATGCGTGACTTGTGCTGCTCCTTCCACGCTTTGCCTTCCTTCGTACGACCGTCGATGTCCGGTGGGACAACGGCGACAACCTGCGAGTACAGTTGCGGTTCAAGGACAGCGGTGTGAATCGCCGTGCCAAGCTGCATAGCCTTCGTCGGCTCCTGATGCTCCTCCAGCGCGGCTTTGTAGTGCGCCGGTGACTTGAGGATCTTGGTCATCATCGACTTTGAGAGAGCGTCAACGGCGTGATACTTCTCGGCTGGCATGTCGAAATTAACGTGGCGGTTTAGAATGCTCATTCGAGTGTGGGAGCTGAGAACGCCTTAGCCTTGGAGATGAAACCATCAGCGTCGCTGATGATCATGTTGGCCACCTTGGTGCTGACATCGCGGAAGTTCTGACCTTCCTTGATGAGGTTCTTCGAGAGCAGGAACGCATTGGCGATGTCGCTGTGCGGTTCGAGGATTTGCTCCAGCTTGTCTACAAGCGAGAAGGTTGATTCCGGCGTCACATTGACCGTCTGGCGCGTCGGAGTGGGTTGGGCGGGTGCTGACGGCGTAACAGAGAAGTCGGCCACCTCCTCCGGCGTGTATCGGCCTTGCGTGATTCGCGGATCGAGCATGCGAGTCGCCTTGCTGATAACGCGCGCTCGCAACATCTCAGCGGGGAACTTCGCCCAGCCGCTTCCCGGCTTTGCGGGGATTAGACCGGCAATCTTCGCATCCTCTGCGGTGAATGAGACGCGAACCTTCTTCACACCCTTGCTGAAGTCGGCAATCGCCGCCACCGCATCGAACTGAATCCAGTCGATGTCCCATCCGGCATTCATCAGACCGGAGAGCATCGACTCGCTCTTCATGGTGATGTTGCCGTTGATCAAATGGTTCTCGCGCTTCCAGGAAAGCGGAGTCATCCGGCTGGCGATGCACTCAAGAGCGAGGACATAGCCCTGCTCAGGCTTCGTCGCGCCGAACATGCCGGAGTGTGCGATCCAGTCGCCCATCGTCTTCACCGCATCCATCGGACTGTCGATGCGGTCGTAGAAGTCAGGACTGGCTGGACTCAGAGGTTGCGGTGCTGTCAATGGAACTAGGTTGTTGTTGCTGATCATTTGTATTCTCGTTGTTCTGCGGTTTTGGTTTCTTGGCTGCGTACGGATTCACAGCTCCGGTCATTGCTCGACTCTCAAGAATCGCCGCGATGTCGGACTCGGTGAAAAGGATTCGTCGGCCAATTCTCCTGTGCTGGATGCCGTCATTGCGAACGATTCGCCTTAGCGTCTCGGTGCAAATTTGAAGCATCGCTGCTGTGGCTTTGGCGGTGTAAACTTTCAAATTTGAAAAGGGGGATGGCAACTGGGTGATCAATCACGGGTGAAATCCAAAACACCCTGTCGCGCCACCTCGACGCGCTCTATGCCCAGTTGCCAAAAAATTGTCATCGTTGCGGACGTAGTGTTGCAGTTGTCTCAAGTCGTTGCAAGAGGATTTTCAAAAATTTTTCGGCCTAGTCGTGTCTCGATTCTTTGGAGGTAGGCCACCTGCTCCGGTGTTCCGTTCACGCCGCTGCCATTGAGGAACGTCACGCGCTGGTCCATTAGATGTTCCTTGCGGCGTTGCCATTCCTTGTCGGATTCGCCGTCGTCGCGTCGGATCGTGTACGGGCCGTTGCGGAGTTCTAGGGTGTACGTTTCGGCGTTTGGATTAAAAGGCTGACGCTCTGGTTTCGGTCCGAAGCCTTCCCAGGTGTCATCGTCGTCAACGTCCTGATAAGATGAACGCTTCAACGCTTCATCGATCTTGCGTTCATGCTCCTTCAAGGTTTTTTCGATCCTGCCTAAACTCTTGGTTGCTCGCTCGACGAAACCGGCAAGCGTTGCAAAATTTTGTTCAAGTTGTGTGAGTTTATCGGTTTCCATAGTCTGTTGGTTTCTGGGTTATTTCGAAGAATACTGCGGAAAGAGTCGTGCAAACTCGTCGGCCAAAGAAGGTTCGGTTGATTCCACGGGTTGCTCTTCAGCGGGTTCGTCGGCTGGCTCACCCGCTTTCCTATCATCGCCCCTTTTGCCCTTGGTTCGCTTTGCAGTCTTCCGCTTGAGGCCTTCAACATCATCTTGCAACCGGCGCACAGTTGACTTCAAAACGGCCAACTGCCGCTCAAAAGCGCGATGCTCACGGATGATCGACAACTCGCTTGTCTCAGCGTCGGCTGGCCGAAACTCGCAACCCTTCCACTGCCGCTCAATCTTGTCGAACACCAGCACCCGACACTTCGGATGCCGCATCGAATTGAACGCCCGTATCGCCGCCGCCAAGTCGCAACCCATCTCCTGTCCGATGTAGGCCAGAACTTCCGACTTACTCGGGTCCAGATCATGCCGCTTTGGTGGCATCTGGCTGAACATCGTTCTTGGTGTTTTTCCTGATGGCAAATAGCTCATAACGAACTCTAGTCTGCGGTTCATACCGACCCTTGTCAAGGCCCAGTAGTTAGATTTCCATTTTCTCGGTTAGATTCAACTCTTCCACGGTTAGCTACACTCACCATCTATTTCACTAAAATGAAACCCCCCTTGGGATTAAAAACCCAAGGAGGGGTGGTTTCATCCCGAAAACGGTATGCTTGCTCCCCGCCTTTGAGGGCGGTGTCGCAACCGTTCGGGATGAAAAAGATGAAGATGCGTCGCTCAATCGCTCGACTTGAATGCCGCGCAAACGCTCTAAACGACGCGCTGATGCGTTTTGATTGCTGGATGGTGTGATGACTGCGGACATAGGTTTGGGTGCGCTAGAATCGAATCGGTCGGACGACCTAGTTTTGACTGCGGATTGGTGGCCGACGGGACATCTAACTTTCTACGCGGTGAATGAACACCGGAGTCTGCTCGCCGACGTATGCTCCGGCTTGGTTGAATTCATGGTACTCGACTGCTTCCTCGTAGGTCATACCGCTCGCTTGAAGGTTGGCCAACACCCTTTCGTAATCGTAGGCGACGACCGGGACGCCCCCGAACGACTCGCAGATGCCGATGATGCAGTCATCGAATCCGTCCATGAGAAGCAGGTCAGGATCGATTTCGGCCAGTCTATCTCGAATGTCGCTCATGGCTTGGACCTTTCGGGCGTCGGATAAACATCGTAGTCCTCCGCCATCTCGAACGGGACGACGCGAATCCGGCCTTGCGTGTACTCGCCGGGGTTCAGCTCCTTGGCCGCTCGATCCGCCTCCTTGCGCGTGGCAAATTCGACCGTCTGGTAGCTGACAACCTTCTCCTTCAGATCGGACCAGCCAATCGCGCCGCTGATTTGGATCTTGAATTTGGGCGGTGCGAATTGATTGCGGATCATTGGCACCCTCCCTTTCGGATTATCGAGCAAACCGTCTCCGCATCGTCGATCAGCATTCTCCGCCGATTATCGCCATCGCTCGTCGTGTCGCGGTACATCCGCGCGTAGAAAAGCGAGTCCTCCAGTATTGTCGCCGCGCAATCAGCGTTGCGAAGCCGGTTCGCTGCCTCGCGGAGCATTGGTGAATGCATCATGTGCGCGACTGATTCGAGATTCTCGATCAACTCCTTAAGCGGCATCGTGCTAGCCTGCACAAGAGCTGTTTCGGATAGGTTGCGATAGAATTGTTTGCGGTCGATCATTGCAGCGTCTCCGGTTCGCCGATCTGCATGAGCTTGTCGCCAATCTCGCGCTCGATGATCAGCTCCAGAATCTGGTGGCCATCCGCGTCTATGAGGGAGCAGATATGCCGGTCGTCGTCGTAGATCGAGAGGGGTGTAACACCCGGAGTCTCGCATTCGCCAGTGATGATCGCGTTGAATAGATCGACAATCGTCTGGGCGTTGTCGCGGGATTGAATGGTTAGTTTCATTGGTTTCTGTTGTTTTACCGTCCGGTGAAATGATGGTTTTCGGTGAATTGAACTGTCATGGAATCCTTGACGGTTCGCTGGCGTTCAAGCTCGCGCATGACACGTCGGCCATAGGCGCGCGTGGACGATCTTTTAAGGGCTTTTGGCCCACCTTGCCAGAGCCGAGCGAGACTTTCGTCGCTGAGGTGTTTGCCGTAATGCGAGAAATAGGACTCCGCGATGAAGATCGAGATGGTCCGATTCGTTACCTGCGCGTGGGAATAGTCTGTTCCCATGATGCGGTTCACGTCGCGGACCATGATCGACTTAATCTGCAACGCGCCAAGTTCGCCGTGTTTGCCGCGCGCATGATCGTTTCCACCGGATTCGACCTGAATGAGAGCGGATAAGAGCAATGGATGCATGATTTGATGCGCGATAGAGGTTTATTCGTGGGATTTGCGCGTGGAACGGATGCGCGCACCCCCGGTTTAACGGATCAGGATTCGGATTGCCAATGTCCGGTTTCCTTTTGCTTTTGGTTCACGTTGACCATGCGCCATGCGCCGCAAGGGCAGACTTGCTTGACCGTCGCCCAGCCGTGCGCGCGGGGATTCGGGCGATTTGAATCAACCGGACCAGCGAAACATCTGCTGATGAATGTTTTTGGCTTGTGAGTGTGTTTCTTCATGGCTGACCTCCCCTCGCCTTCCTGATTACCTCGCGCGCGTAGTCTAGGTCGTCGTCGTCGGCCATTGGATGCGTGAGACGTTCGAGGGCGGCTAGTAGCTCAGGCGCGCATGACATAAGCGGCAAAGCATCGAATCCTGAGTTGATAGGAACAGCTATCGGCTCCGAGTCGCCACACTCGAAAACGCGGACGATTGCAGGTGAGTCGCCGCAGCCGTGAGGATCGAGACGCCAAGGGCCGGGGGTATGGGATTTCATTGGGTTCTTAGGCGTTGGAGTTTTTGGAGATGACCGCGAAGGCGCGCGAACCGTCGCAATCTTGGCGAAGATCGGCGGTCGATAGGTAGAGGTATTCGCCGTCGTCGCATTTGACCGAGCGGAGGCGGACCGACATGCCGATCATGCGGCGCGTCCGAGCTTCCTGTCGGACCGCTTTCCGCGCGTCAGCATAGGAAGACGCAAACTCGGGCGAGGTATGGTTGTATCCGATTCTGTATTTCATGGGATTTCAGGCGTAGATGTTCTCGGTTTCTGGAGTTTCGGCGGGGACGATTCGCATGGTTTCGAGGAATTCCGACAGTTCTGAGAACTCCTCGCGCGCGGCAAGGGCTGCTTTGCGCGTGGGGAATAAACAGGTTTCGTAGGTCTGGCCGTCATTCGCGGATTCGCGGAGGTCTGACCAGCCGCCGGTTGAGGTTGAGAGTTGGATTTTGTATCTCATAACTTCGCGCGCGTAGGGTTTTAGAGTGCTGCCGTCCAATTGTTGGCAATCCAGTTCCAGACTTCCTGCGCGGAGTCTTCATGCTCTGAGGAAACACCATTACCCAATGGCGTTGCGGTACGCTCAAAGTTGAGAACCAAACGCTCTCCGAATTCCGCGCGGATCATCGATTCCAGATTGTCGCACATGCGCGAAACGTCGGACTCGGTTGCGGTGCTGCCCCAATAGGAAGGTTCCGTGGGGATTTGGATGAATACTTCGGTTTTTCTGCTCATTGGATGCTTTAGATGCGGATAGATTGGCCTACCCTTTCGCGCCACGCGTTGCCGCATGGCGCGCGGAGGGTGGGTCAGGCTAAGTTGAAATGCGCGCGAAAGTCTGCGTAGTCGTAACACAAGTCCGTCGCGAAGCGGTAGACACCAATGTCCTCCGCCCCGTCCGCGCGTCTGATCGTGACGAACTGCCACTTTTCAGAATGCATCAGGAACGGCTCTTCGAAGGCGCGCGCGCGTAGGAATTCGACAAGTTTCAAGCGGTAACCTTTCCCGTTTTGCGCGCTTCGAATTCCGCGCGATAGGCTTGGTGGAGGTCGTGAAGCTCGCGCAGGGTGTCCAGATCCGTGTAAATGTGGCGGTCTTGAAGATCCGAATAAATTCCGTCCAGATCGTCGCCCAGTAAATCGCGCAGGGTCAGATATTGCCAACGCACAGGCAACGGAAACTCCGATTGAACGGCCGCGCGATAGACACGGTATGGCGTGGAAAGCTTAGCCTCGGTTTCTTCAAGACGCGCGCGAAAGGTTTCGGCCGTCCACCCGTCTTTAAGATGACAGACTTTCCACCCGAAACCGTCGTTTCTTAGGACTTTCCCGTTTGAACGGATGGAATAGGACGTCTTAAGTTGATCGAATCGCGCAAGCTCTCGGCCGTTTTTGCTTAGGGTTGCCATATGATTTGATGGGTTAGGGTTAGGGTTAGAAAGTGCAGCAGCCGCAGCATGGCGCGTCTTCGCAGCGGCCGCGCGCATTGCGGGTGCCAGTCCAGCCGGACGAGGTTTTGACGCACACAAGACCGGAGTTCTCAGGCATGCGGCCGGTGCATGCGTCGCAGTCAATGCGCCATGCGCGGCCGCGCTTGGTGACGGTGCCAAGGCCTGCGGGGATGTATTCGTGACATTGGACACATTGTCCGGGATAACGGTTGATCATTGGATTGATTAAGTTTTGATTGATTGAGATTGAGATTGAAGAGACGTGTCAACCTACCGACGGCCGATAGATTGAAGCGGACCGTCAATTTCCGGCCGTTGTGATTCGTTGCACCCGTTTGGCACCCGTTCCGTGCGGTTTGAATCCGACAATGAACCCACGGTTTGCTTTCGCGCATAGGCGGCACTTGTCACACGATAGGTTGTCAACGCGTTGTGCGGGGCAGATGACCACGCGGTTGCCATCGGGTGTTGTGAAACGGTCAGGGCTGTTTTGAGGCACTACGGCCGCAACCGGAAGGCCTGTCTTGACCAATTGGTCCGCATGATTGACGGAATTGGCGGACAGGTTGACAACGAAACCGCGCTCATTGGCGGACCGTAGTGCGGACAGGTTGTCAGGCGTCAATGGCTTGTGAGTGTAGGTGAAACCGCGCTTGCCAGTGTTGGCGGTTGCAAGTTCATCTAGTGCGGTTGCGTCAATTGAATCACCGACACCCGGCAAATCACCGGCTTGGTTGTGACGCCACAATTGGCCAGCTGGGAATGATCGGACTTTGGACAGGAAAGCGGACCAGTCAAAACCGCGCTGTCCGCTTGTTACTTTAGACCAATGCAACGCAAGCGGACCGGAGTCAGCATAACAACCGGATTTCTTGAATGGGCATGCATCGGAGCATGTAGCGGCCGATGATGTGGAAACCGGAATGGGGCCGGTTTTCGCGTTGGAAGACTTGAGGGTTAAATGGACTTTCATTGGTGATTGGATTGAGGGTTAGAATTGAGAGGCGAAGAAAAGGAAGTAAAAGGCGTAACCTAGGACAGCGTAGGTGATGCAAAGGGCTAGGAAGGAAGAGAGTTTGCGGAGCGCGGATTTCATTGCTGCGGACAGACTAGGGTGGACGTGGTGGGGAGTCAAAGAAAAAGTTTGAAAAAGTTTAGAAAGGGGGAAAAGGGCCGGATTCATTGGGGAAAATGCGCTTGTCGTCAGCCTGTCGTCAGCGCGCTTGTCGGCCCGTCAGGCCGTCTGTACGTTCCCGACAGATGAAATTGACAGATGACCAGTGGAAAACGGCGCGCGGCCTATACCTGACGGGAAGCGACTGGGGAACTATTGCGGACAAACTAGGGGCGAAGAAAGCGACTTTACAGAAACGGGCAGAGAGAGAAGGACTGACGAAATTGAGGCGGGAGGCGAAATCTATTTCTCTTACAGAAATTTCTGTAAAGACAGAAAAGAGCTTAGAAGCGCTCTCTGCTCTAGTGCGTTCGAAACTAGCTGCCGATGCCGCCAGCACGCTTGAAAGGATCGACAGCTATGACTTGGACGGGATAAAGGACGAAAGCGTGAGGGAGACTATTCTAGGCAGCGTGGCGAAGCGTTCCGCGCTTGTGTTTGGCTGGTCGGAAACTGGTGAGCAAGCGAGCGTGTCCATCAATCTGTTGGGTCAGATGCCGGATCGAATCACGGAGATTCAAGTCATGGGAGAACCGGAAACGAAGTAAATATAACACCCATTGTGCAACGTAGGGAAACTTATGATCAGCATAAGTTTTGCTTATGACAGAAAAGGATTGTTTTTCCTAGGCTTGGCACAGTTTTTGACGTAGGACCTGGCACCCCCTTTGCGGGTGGGCTTCGTTTACGATACCCCCCTCAAAAATTTTCCACCTTTTTGACCATGATAAACAAAATCAAAATCGGTCAAACTGT